TTAAATCGCAATCAAATCTCTCCATGTTTTCTCCCCGCAGATACCATCTACTTCCAGGACACCTTTACGGCTCTCCTGATACTTGGTCAACGCGTGGATTGTATTTGTACCAGCATCCCGGTCAAGTTTTAATTCTTTGCCATCTTTGCCCTTAAATCCTCTGGCTTTTAAAATCTCCTGTAAAAGCAATACGGATAAGCCAGTGTCTCCTTTGCTTACCATTTTAGGCTCAAACATATAATTTCCTCCTGTCTGTGTGGTTGGTGTGTTGGTTGGTTTCTCAGGCACTGCGCCCATATATGCTGCGGTCTTACGTTTAAATTCCGGCCAGAGTCCCTCGTCCTGGATCCGGCGCGGGCAATGTTTCCGGGACGCGTCATAATGGCGCTTCAGCCGATCTGTGCCCCAGCCATACTGTTTTAAAAGAGATGCTGCGAGCTGCTCCGCCTTATCCACTGCTTTGTAATAATCACTCTCTGGATTGACGCAGATCTCGATATTGATGGAGTTGCGATTGGTAATGCCATATTTTCCGCCGCCGTCTCCCACAGCATAGGCGCCGTCTTTGTGGTCAAGTGTCTGGTAAATGCTGGTGGAATCCACATAATAATGTACTGTACCTGCAAGATTGCCGTTTTTCATGGCCGTTGCGTGGGCTTTCGCTCCTGCTCCCTTAGACCAGTTGTCTGTCTCGTGGATTACAACATAAGCCGGCTTATTCTGGCCGACATAGCAACGTTTTTTCGTAAGCATTTTGATAATCTTCATGGTTTCCTCTCTTTCCCCTGTTTCCAGGATGTTTGATAAAATATTCAGGATTTTTGTTCCGTATCCTTTTCCTGCAGCCCAACCGGCGCCGGAAGGATTCTCTTTCTTCCCCAGCCATTCCACGTAGGGAGCACAGCTACGTTTTACGTAGGTAAATCTAGGGTCGATGCAGCGCTGTTCCAGGGCATCGTCACAGGCGTAGGCTTTTAAGTGCTGTATCTGTGCCCGGATTCCCTCTTTTGGAGTTTTGAAGGAGTTTCCCTTGACTCCGTTGCTTGTAACTCCCATGCCGCAAAAGTTGTTCTGATTGAGCTCGACCGCAGAGCCTGTAAAGGTAAAGTTACCAGTCTCAAGGCAACTCTGTGCAAATGCAATATCTCCCCTGACACCCTCAAGTGCTCCCTCTGTAATATACAGTGGTATCATAGCGAGGACACTCTCCGGCACTTTTGGATTTACTTTTTTAACATAGGCTCTCATCTGCTCAATGGATGCCTGAGTCTGTCCCATGATTTTTGTTGACATATCAGTGATTCTCCTCTTCATATATGATTTCTAATCCGTATGCAGCCGCTGCTTCATGCTCGAGCCTGCACCCTCTGG